AGCAAAATATAATTGTCACTGCCGAAGGCGGAGGTCGAAGTGTCACCAGGGATGAGTGCAACTCCAGAGGCATCCAGAATGTCAAGCGTACGCCATTCAATCGGTGTCATTTGGAAGTTGTTAAGGTCAGGAATGCCCTCATAGTTCGTCACCGCAGAAGGAGGGTGGTTATACTTTTCAAGAAAAGCATTTCCGGCGTCCGAGAACTTCTTGATGATTGGCTTGTGGGCAACTGGCGCATTATCAAGTACGTTAGTGTCGACATCCAACTGGACGTTGGACATGGAACTCGTAATGCCTGAAACGTCAGGCGCGTTGTTTGGTAGGTATGCCATTGTGTGTGTAAACGGTAAAACTTAGAACTTAAAATTTGGTGTACCACCCCACACCAGAAAGCGCTTCTACTATCTTGGTGAACTCAGTGTGATGCATGTGTTCGTCCTCAAATTGCATAATCAAGGCTTGCCGAGCCAATGAAGGCTGCGGTATGCCAGAGAAATCAAAATGTATCATATTCATGGCGTGCTTGATATGATTAATACCATACGCACCATATTTAGTATACAAATGAGAGCAAAACTCGAATTCTTCACCTACACGTTCGTACATCTTAACTGAGAAGCCCAGCTCTTCATAGAGCTGTGCGGCGTTATCGACGTACTCACTATCCACACCATCATCTCCCATTGAAATTGGTTCACACTCGATGTTCACACAAAGAGCAGCCATATTTCGAATGTTCGAGTTGGTGGAAGAGGTATTAAAAGAACCCGAGGCCTGAATTCCAGGCATGCTCTGTGCATACAACTCTCCATCACTGGTTTGAAACACCTTATTACCTAGGCAATGAGCACGTGTCCTCAACGCTACATGTAGCGGAGAATCTTCGGCTTCTAATTGCATAGCTCTAAAGTCGGCATCCCAATCCAAGAAAAATTGCTGCACACTCCAGTCAAAATGGGAAGCATCCAGAGCTGTCGGAGACTTCATCTTCCTAACGGTTTCAAAAATCTTTTGGCAGTCCTGAATAGAGAACCCCATACCAGGTTTGGCAGGTATTCTATCCCATCTCTTGATCCAATGCTTATTCAACAAATTGTTGAGGACTCTCTCAACCACTGAGTCGACGAGGGATACAGAAGAAATAATGCGAAATCGCTTTACAACAATTT